AGCTGCAGCGCCTCGGCTTGTGTCTGTGCTGTCACAGGTTCCCTTTCAGCGGTTGCGACCGCGCTTGTTGGTTTCGTTCTTCCACTGGGCGCGCTTGCGCTCCGAGCGGCCATAGCGCACGGCAGTCTGTGTCGACGGCGCGGCCTGGGCCAGCAGGACGGCCGCAGCCGCCAGGATGCCCCGCAGGCCACGTGGTCGGCTATCGCGCATCGCGGCCTCCCTGCGCTGCTGCGCGCTGGGCAGCGGCATAGCAAGCGTTCCAGCCATCGCGGTATTCCGGGCTGACATGCGAGGCATCGGGGTGGTAAGGCGCGAACTCGTCGCCGCACTTCCACTGCGGGGGGCCGATGCGGCGATGCTTCTCTGCGCCGCAGCGCGCGCAGCGCATGACGGCATAGGTTGCCGGGTCGCCCTCGTAGCGCACAGACGCGCCCGTGGGCTCCATGAGGTGCCCGATCAAGCAAAACGGATCGCAACTCATGCTGCACCGCCTTTCGCTGCGCGGGCCGCGTCGATTTCAGCGTCGATGGCTTCCTCGGCTTCTTCAATCTCCGCGCACAAAAGCCCAGTGCCATCCATGACCAACGGGAAGAACTCCGCCTGCTGCTTGACCCAGCGATAGCGATCCGCATCGCGCGCATCCTCCTGCGCCTGAACGGGCGCGGCGGGGAGGACGCCAAGGCGCTCCAGCGTGCCGCGCTCTGCCGGCGAGATCATCGCGCCTTCTTTGTACGCGGCTTCCCGGATGGGCTTCAGGTCGATGCCGCGCTTTACGTCCATGCAGGCGATGTAGTAGGCCAGCTCAAAGGCGTGACCGCGCAGCCACTTCGGATTCGCGTGACCATCTGCAAAGCGCGCGAACCACCACACCAGTTCTCGCACCCGGTCTAACTGGGCAGCAGGATCATCACCCGCGATTTCTTCCGGCTTCAGGCCGCTGGTGCGCAGCTTGTCGATCTGCTCAGCGGCCAGCCCAAAGTACGCCGTTGGCTCGAAGTCCTGCCCCTGGCCCGCAAGCTGGGTTGCATGCTCCTGCGCCGGGGCGCCGGAGAACAGACGATCACGCTCCGCGATAACCGCGTCTGCCGCCTGCTTGATGCATACCTCGCGCATGCTATCGGTCAGCCAGCAGATGGAATCGACCTTGTACACAGCTTCCAGGGCGAAGCGCGCGCCCTTCCGCCACGCATCAACGTTCACGCCCTCGGGCACTGCCACGGCCTGCGCCGGGGCGGCGGCTTGCGCGTAAAGCGGCTGCGTGAACTTGCCCGCTGGCGTCTTGCGGGTCGGCAGGTAGCGGCCCGCTTCGGCGCTCTCGGGGCCTTCGGGGTCAGTATGCTTCGCCAGTTGCTCAGGGCTGACGTACAGCACTGCCACTGCTTCGGGCGCTGGTGGGGCGGCTTGCAGGGCGGCGGCCACAATGCCGCGCAGCTCGGCCTTTGCTTCATTGGCGACATCGATCATGTCCCCGTTGTCGAATGGTCCATCGACGGATGCCCATGCGCTTGCGAAGACCTGGGCCTGCTCCATGATGGCGTCAATGCCTGCCGCGCTCTGCTGCAGGCACTCCCGCGAGGGCTGGGCGGCATACCGCGCCTTCGCTGCCTCCCAAGCCAACGCGGAGATGTGCTCGTGCCGCCAAAGGTGCCGGGCCTCATCTGCGTTATAGGCGTTCGGATACGTGCCGGAAAGCCATTGAACAAAGCCGTCTTGATCCGGCTGCGCGGCGGTGCCGTTTGTTGCCCGCAAATCTGCGGAGATTGGCGCTGTATTCACCGCATGGCTTGCGGCGGGCTGCTGGTTATTGCCAATTATTTGATCCAGATAATTCGGCTGGTGCGTGGTGTTGGGGGTCTTGGTCATGCTGCTTGCTCCTGCGCGGGTTTCATGAAAACCATCCAGTGGGTGAGGCCCTTGCGGCCGGTTGGGTGGCCGAAGAGAGGAAGCACGGGCGCCAGTTCCAGCACTTCGCGTACCTTCACCTGGTCCTCGGCCCACTTGAAAATCAAAGTTCCATTGCTGGCCAGCACTCGGAAGCACTCGCTGAAGCCCTGGCGCAGGTCGTCGCGCCAGTTCTCGCCCAGCACGCCGTACTTGGCGCGCAGCCAGCTTTTGGGCCCGGCGTGCTTGAGGTGAGGCGGGTCAAAAACGACCATGTGGAACGTGCCATCCGCGAACGGCAGCGCGCGGAAGTCCATCTGCAGGTCCGGTGCGATGTGCAACTGGCGGCCGTCGCACAGCACATGGCTTTCGCTGCGCTGATCGCCGAAGATGGCGCGCGGGTCCGACTTGTCGAACCACATCATTCGGCTGCCGCAGCAGGGGTCCAGCACTTGCTGGGCGGTGGGGGTGGTCATGCTGCTGTCACTCCAAAGAAAACCCGCGCGGTGGCGGGCTGCTGGGGAGGGGCTCGCCCTCGGGGCGCTGCGCGGGCACCAGGGCGCCGCAGCTGCCGCAGGTCGTCGGCTGCTGCTGGGCCTGCCACCAAAGTGCCCGGGCTTCCTCGCTGGCGCGCTGTGCCGCGGCTCGGTCGCGCTCGGCGCGGGTCGGTTGCTGGGTCATAGCGACACATCCAGCCGGTGCAGCGTCAGGCCCTGGCGCGCGGCCTTGGCGTCGGCAAAGGCGTATGCAGCCCGCAGCTCGGTCTTGCTGATCCGCTCGGCCACAAAGAACCCTTCGGCACAGCCCTCCTTGAAGGGCGCCAACTCAGGACCCGCAAAGCCGACGCGCCCGGTGCGCTGGTAGCGCAGCGATGCCGAGTAGGTCGCCCGGCGGCCGGCGCACAGCTGGCGGATGCTGTGATCCAGCCAGGCGCGCTCGATGTGGCCCGCCTTGTAGCTCTTGCGCCGGTGCGCGCAGCAATAGAGCATGTGCCCCATCCAGGAGTGCAGCAGGCTCAGCCTGTCGACGTCGCCGCGGCCCTCCAATAAGTCTCCGATGTGCTCCTGCAGGTATAGGTGCGCGTCGAGCGTGCCGCGCTTGCCGCGGGCCTGGAGCTTGTCGACCGTGTTGGTGGACACCACGCCCGCCTTGATCGCTCGCAGCTCCTTCATCGCGTGCCGGCCGCGGTTTGACCTCGTGAACGCGGCAAAGACGGCCTCGGCCAGCAGGGCCCGGCCCGCCGCGCAGCTGCGGCGATGGCGCATACGGATGGCTGGCGCGATCACAGCGGCCTCCCGGCAAGCGAAACAAAGCTGCGGCGCTCCTGGCCGCGATAGGACAACTCGCCGCCGGTGCACGTGCCCGGCTTCTGCCAGCTGGCACGGGTGGGCGCGCCCTGTTCGTAGGTGATGCGCTCGGCCGCCTTGATCTTCGACCACTGCGACGGCGGGACTGTTTTGCTCAGAGCTGAATTCTTTTTGGTCATGGCGTTGGGTGCAAAAAAGCCCTCGCGGGGAGGGCTTGGGGTTTATGCGGCGACCGCGTGAAGGCGGTCAAATTCTTCGATGACCTGCGCGTAATACTCGCGCGCGGCCTTTACCTTGGCTTCGATGGCGGCCTCTTTCTCGGCGTCGCGCGTGATCGTCCATGTGGTCAGCCGGTGGCATTCCGGGATGTGCCCAACGACATGCAACTGCAGCGGCTCATAGCCGATCAGGCGCTCCGGGGTGTCGACCAGGGCGTAATTCACCTCCCATTCGTCGGCGTCCCACAAGCGCATGTAGCCGCGCATCTGCCACTCATAGAGCTTGTCTTCGCAGTCCTTGACCCAGCCGGGGAAAGTCTTGGCCGACCAGGATGATTTCAGGTCGTGGCCGCGCCGGCGCGCCTGGTCGAACAGGTCGCATTCGCCGGTGATGAGGCCGTCGGTCTTGCGCTCGACATTCTTGGTCAGCGCCAGGCCGCGCACCCGGTTGAGCAGGGCAATGCTTTCGTCCTCGACTTCGATGCCTTTCTGCGTCTCCTTGCTGGAGAACTCGAATTCGATGCCAAAGATTTCCTGCTGGGCCAGCTCGCGGATATAGGTCTTCGCGCCCACAGAAAGCGGGCCCTCCGCTTTCGTCTTGGGCTCGGTCATGAGTTTGCCGATGCTGGAACAGCGAAACAGGATTTCACGCATGCTGACCTCCTTTCAGCTGTGCGCCGCGCTCCTGCACAGTGCGCGCGAAAGCGGAATAACCATCCTTGTCGCGCGCCGCTTGGAAAACCTTGACGCCTTCCTTCATGATTGCCCCGAGAGCATCACGGTCAGCGGCCTCACGAGCCCTTGTGCACCATTGATCGCGCAGCAGCTGCACTTGCTCCTGGCGCTCATCCTCGGCCAAGTGGCGCACCAGCTCCGCGTCCAGATCCTCCAGGTCCTGGCTGAACATGTCCGATGCGGCGGTCACATTCAAGACCATGGCGATTTTTGCCCGCTTGCAAGCCATCTTCAGCACGGTGTTGGCCAAGTCGGCCGGCTCGGTGCGAATCTGCTGCACAGTGTAGTGCCCGCCTTGCTTGCGACCGAATTTCATGCGGCGATGGGTTTCGGGCGTGATCTCGAACTCCTCCTTGCATACAGCCTTGCGCCAGCGGTATTTCTCCTCGTCGGTTGAGCACTCGCCCAGGCCAGACCCAAGCGTGGCGCCGGAAAGCTGGTGTTCGCCCACGCAATTGACGCGGTAACGGACCACGCCGTTGCTGGACAGGTCCGAGACTTCGTAGCGGTCGGCAATGCGGAACGTCATGCACAAGACCTCGGCGCCCGACTTGAGCAGGGTCGGCTTGTCTCCGGCGCCCGGGATGGCGCCATAGTGCACGTTCGGCTTCATGACCGCCTGCATTACCTGCTGGACGGTCTTGGCGTGGGCAACTACTTCAGCCGTAGGGTTCGCGCTTCGTGCGGGAACCATGCTGGCTGTTTCAACTTCAACGACAGCGTTCATGGTGGTTCTCAGTAGGTGATGGAAACGGCCGGGATGGCCTTCTTGGCGATCAGCGTGATTGCCTGCTTTGCGCACTCCTCGGTCATGCCGCCGGCAACGAACGCAGCCAAAGCGGCGCGGTTGATGGCGGTCTTGTGAGCCTTGTCGGCTTCGCGGCGGCGCGCCTCGCGCACATCGGCTTCGGCCTGGGCTGCGACGCGGCGCTGTTCGGCTGCCACCGCTTCGGCGGCGCGACGCTCAGCGTCTTGCTTGGCCTGCTGCTCGCGGCGCAGGGCTTCGGCTTTTTCGCGCTCCGCACGTTCGGTGGCGAGCTTCAGCTGCAGCTCGCGGTGCTCTGCGGCCGCTTTGGCATCAGCTTCGCGCTTGGCGACTGCATCGCGTTCGGCCTGGGCCTTGGCGTCAGCCTCGCGGCGGACCTTCTCCGCTGCCTCGCGGGCAATACGTTCCTCGCGGTCTTTCTGCTCCTGGGCTGCGGCCTTGGCGCGCAGCTCGGCAAGTTCGGCCTGCTCGGCTTCGTACTTCAACCGCGCGGCATGAGCCTCACGGTATGTGGCCATGGCTGCGTCCTTCGTGCGGTGGGCCTGGGCCTCGAATTCTTCATACGCTGCATCAATCACATTCGATGACAGGACCTCCATCAGCATTTCTATGCTGGCTGACGTCAGTCCATCCGTGGACGCGGCTTTCAGGCATTCGATGTTGGCTTCATGCTCGGCTACGCGGTCTTGCTCCGCCTTCTCCCAGGCCGTGAGCGGTGCGCGCACCTCGTCTTTCCACAGGTCCAGCAGATCACGCATGCGCTTGCGCTCGGCGTCGATCTTCTTGGGCACGTCCTTCAGTTCCGCAACTAAGTCCTTGCCGATGTTGTCCAGGGCCGTCTTGCCCTTGGCGACCTTGTAGGCGATGGAGGCGATTGCGTCGCGGCCCTTCTTGGTGGTCACATCGGGCACGAATGCGTCCAGCTCGTCCTTGATCTTCTTGAGGTAAGGGTCGAGACCTTGCGGTGCGGTGTAGACCTGCAGCGCCGATTCTTTCGGTGGCAGCAGGGCGAGTTCGGTGGATTCGCTCATGGCGTCCTCAGTAGGTGAACGGGTTGCGGGTGATCAGCAGCGCTGACGCGAGGCTCAGGGCCATGAGGCCGGAGCAGAGGAGGGCGTAGAACAAGGGTTTCATGGCTGGGCTCCCGCAGCGCGGGCCAGGCGCTGGGCGTTCTGCTTTTCGCGGTTCGCCTCGATGCCATGCAGCACTGCCGGCGCATCGCCTTTGTGCAACTCGCAGGCGTTACCCACTTCGTCGTCGCCGCGAAACCAGTTGATCTCCACTTCGACGCGATGTGTGGCCCGGCAAGCACAACCATCAACGATGCATTTGGGCGCGCCTATCGGCACTTTCTTCCAGGCACTCCGCAGTCGGGCGTTGCCGATGCGGGGGTATTTTTCGAGCTTCACGGTATAGCCCTCCCGATCTCGGCGGCTGCGCGCATTTCCGTCAGGTGGCGGCCTGCTGCATCCTCGATCGTGGCGGCGACTGCATAGCGCGCTTGCTCGACCATTGCGTCGTAGCCCAGCCATTCCTCCATCCATGCCGCGTCGTTGCACTCTTGCTGCAGCGGGTTGCCCGGATGCATGCAGCTGCAGCACGGCGGCGAAATGAAGCAACTGCAGTTGCCGTGGTATCCGTACTCGCGCACAAAATCGCCGCGCTCGTCCTCGGCCTCCGGTGTGAGTACTTTGCTCATGCGGCACCCCCATCGCGTGCGCGGATCATGGCGTCTGCGACGCTGTAAGCCTCCTGCGCTATCGCTGCGTGCGACCAGCCATGGTGCGTTTCCAGCGCCCAGAACGCAGTCAGCTGCGCCTGCATCGCCTTGGCCGCGAAGTAGTCGCGCAGTGTCGCGCCGCGTTGATATGGGGCGCCGTCCTGGTTTGAGTACGACTGCTCGCTCATGGCGCACGGAAACGCCGCGCCGCCCGTGTTGATTGCTTCGCTCATAGCGACTCCTTAAAACATTCGTGTGAAACAGCGTCAGTCCAGACCGCCGCGAACCCCGGGCCGCACGCAGCCTGCGCGCCCGACTCTTGCCGGGTCAGCGGCGCGGCGCCCGGGCCGGCCTGGGCAGCGTCAGCCCGGGCAGCGAAATGCCCCACGCCCAGCGTGATCAGCAGGGCTGCAATCCAGTAGGTGAGCTTCATGCTTGCTCCAGAAAGAGAAAACCGCCTCAGTGGGCGGTTTGTGGTTGTTCGATGCGCTTGAAGTCGATGACCCAGACCCAGGGGTTCGTTTGCCAGGAGCCGGGTCCGTTGATGGATTCCCACAGCATGTGAAATGCCACACGCGGATCCGAAAACTGGCCGCCTGTCTTCTCGCTGTATTCCCACATCTGCGAGCCAAGCGGGCCGCGAGCGGGGATCAGCCCCTCGGCCCGCGCGTCGGCCTCGCTGATGTCCTGCAGGCGCTCGACGCGCACGCCGGCGATCTCCAGCAGGATGCGACTGGCGGCGCGCGGCATGTGAATCGAGGGCGTCCACCGCTTCTTGATGCCCAAAGTGTCGCCAAGCCGATCGCCGTGGGTGTAAGTCGCGAAGTAGTCGGTCTCGATCCATCCGCCCGACTGGCCGATAACCTTGGCGAACGTCTCGCGCACCCAAAGCCGGTCGCCGGGCTGGCCGTGTGGGCACGCCACGCGTTTGATCTGCTCGTCCACGTCATGGCCCGGGCCATCCCCGTAAAGCCAGGACAGCTCGGCCACGCCAGGCGCGTCATCGTCGATTCCAACACTCAGGCTTGGGCCCGTGGCCTGCTTGAGGACGCGCCGCGTCTGCGTCTTCGTGCCGGCCAGCAGCGCGCGTACCATCGGCCCGCTGAACAAGATTGGTCTTTCCTTCATGGCATCCTCAGATTGCGTCTGCGCTGTGCTCGGACTGCGCGGGTTGTTTGTCTTGGGCTTGTCTAAAGTTCGTCTTGCGGTGGTCTAGCAAAAGACGAACTTCCTCCGGCGGCCGTGGCGGCGGCAGGATCTGCATGCCGTAGGCCTGCTGGGTGCTGGCCAGGATCTGCGCGAAGACCGGGTGCAGTCCAGAGACGGGGATGGTTGCGACTTGCATCAGTGGTGCGTCTCCGTGTAAATGTCCATGGCGTACTTGCGGCCGATGAACTCGGCCATGGCCTGACGCAGTTGCTGAGCGGCCGGGCTGACCATCAGTTCCGCGAAGGCGTTCTTGGCCTCGTCGTTCTCCTCGATGGCATCGCAGAGAATTTCGTCTGCCGAGCGCGGCACGCCGGCGCAGAGATAGGGCGCGAACCAGGCGCCAGGCTGCTTGATGGCCTGCAGCTGGGCCAGCACGATCAGCGGCGCTTGCTGCTCGGCCTCGGCCAGCATCGCCTCGTAGGCCGCGTCCTCGGCTTCGCGAGCGTCTTCATACCGCGCAGCGTCGGCAACAGGGTCAGCGGTGAACAGGGAGAGCACCGGGTGTCGAGCGTTCATAGAACCTCCAGGAACGAAAAAGCCCGCGGCGAGCGGGCGGAAAGGGTTGATGGCGCCGGAGCGGTAATCGCCGTGCCGGGGGGGCAGGCGGGGCCGGGTGCGGCCGCCATCACAGATAGGCCCCGGTGCTGATCTCCGGGTTCGGCGGTACATTGATAGCCTGCGTTCGAATCGGGCCGCCACCCGCTAACTGGCGCGCATCGCCTGCGCATTCCCTATCTGTGATGGCCCCTCTGGACAGGGCTGTGCAGATCACTATCTGCGTCCGTGTGCTGTTCGGCGTGGGCTGCAGCTTCACCCTGGATATGGCCCCTGGCACTTGCCCCTGCCAGGCCGCGCGCCTATCCGCGGTGATTCGGGGTGCGGTTATTGGGTGGCCTTGGCGGCTTCGCGCCGCGCCTTGATTTCTGCTTGTGCTTTGCGGCGCTTCGCCAGCGGCAAGTCCAGCGTGGCCAGGATTTCCTGATCAACCTTGAGGCCTGGGATCATCTCCATCGCTTCGGCCATGTAGTCGCGCCATGGCGTGACCTTGCCGGTTTGTATATTGAATAGCCCGCCCGTGGCCTTGCAGTTCGTCATCGCAAAATTCACCCGCTGGGCCAGCGCCATGGCAATGGCTTTCCAGTCGGGAGTGTTGTCCGCGGTCTTGCTTGCTTCGCTCATGTCTTGCTCCTTTAAAAACAGAAACAGCCTCCGAAGAAGCTGCTTGTGTTTCCCCTTTGTTGACGCACAAAGGGCGGCGGCTGGCCTCTCCCGGTTGCCCGGCTCCAGCTCCTGATTAACCGCTCAGGCCGCGAATGGTGCTTTTCTGATCCGGCCCAGCTGGGCGGTCCCTTGCCAGTTTTTGGTTCTGGCTTCCGCGTCTCCGCGTTTGGGCTGTCTTTTGCTTCTGCCGACAGATCACAGGGGCAGGGCGTTTTCTACTCAGTGCGCCTGTTCATCCAGCATCTTGTTAAAGGGCCGGGGAGGTCGTTCGATGCCGTGCCACCCACCGAGCAACTTCTGCGTAACGCGTTTGTTGTTCGATGGGTGTAATGTAAGTGCTCTAACATGCCTTGTCAAGCATGCTTACTGAATATTTTTAGAGTGCTAACATCGCTGCATGATACTTGCATGGAGACCGTGGCACGTGGACGAAAAAAAGCCCGCTCGAAGCGGGCATGCGGGGTCGTTGCGGCCGGGCTAAGCAACAACCTCGGTCACGGGCGTGCTTGCTGTAGTGTTTTTCACCAGTACGACCGCTTTGAGGCAATCGATCTTGTTTTTATATCCTTCGCCGCTGGCGACGATTTCGCCATTCGCCGCTTTCAGCCGCCAGCGCCACTCGCCACTATTCGATAACAGACCGCTTACCTTTGATTGATAAACCTCAAACTTCATGGAGCCTCCTGTGAAAAAAAATATTGAAGCGTGGAAAGCCCAGACCCCTTATCCAGTTGAATACCTGCATAACGGGTCAAGATGGGCGCTTACGATCTATGCAGTTGATGATGAAGATGCAGCCGCCAAAATTCAGAGCCTGCGAGCAAGTGCGCAACTCGCTGGCGGGGCAACCGCTGAAATCATTGCGTTCGCTGACGATCACTTGCCCCAGGTGTAGCCATGTCGGCCGCAGTTGCGCTCTATGGATTCAAGAGCTTCATTGGGCTTGTAGACCCCTCGTCGCCAGCCCTCAACAGCCTCGGCAACTAGAGCGCGGCAGTTCACCGGAAGACCGGAGTCACCATACACGGCCTTTTCGTTTGGATCGCCTAGCTGACAGCCGGCCAGCGCGCCGGTCGTCACAATGATGAGTGCATAAGCTAGCTTCATGGTCTGCATACCCTCTCTCAATTACTTGCGGCGAAACTTGCGGCGATGCTCCACCATCGTGCCAATGATCTCTAGATGATGCTCGTCACTGCGCATCACAGGATAGTCGGCATTAAGTGGGACTAGTTCGAAAATCTCTTGCCCAGAATCATTGATCCCGCGGACGCGGTATTTTTTGAAGGTGGCTCCCTGCTTTGTATTTTTAGCGGCGACGTAGTCGCCCGGGTTGGGTGACACCTCGGGGTCGATTAGCACGCGCTCTCCAGGGCGAAACTCGGGAAGCATGGAGTCCCCCTTGATCTCGAGGAAAAAGGCCCACTGCGATGCGTCGTCTTCACCAAACTCGACATCGAAGCCATCGCCAGGCCCATAAGGGTTCGAAATCTCCGTGAGGTTGCCTGCTTGGATGTAGGAGATGACGGGGAACCGGCGCACTCCTTCTAGCGCGCGCTGCACGTTCGCATCGAATTGCTGCGTTGTTTTCTCCGGCCCCACCCCTGTCGCTACCCACAGTGCACTAAAGCCGGTTGCCGCTGCTAACTTTGTGGCGGGTGCCGTCTTGAGCGACTTGGTCGGGCCGTCTTTCCATTGGGTGACTGCCGACGATGAAACGCCAGTCACTTCGGCAATCCGGCCAACGGTCATGCCTGTTTCTGCCATCACTCTGGCAATGCGTTCTTGAAGCGTGGTCATGTAAGGGAGCTTACTTATAAAACAGGTTAGAGTGCTTGCAATCGTTTTGTAAGTGCTCTAACATATGGGCCATGACTAAAGACGAAGCAATTAGCCTGCTTGGCGGCTCTGTAGCCAAGGCGGCGGATGCGATTGGTATCAATTCGCAGGCTATTTCTCAGTGGCCCGCACAACTCCCTTCGCGTCTTGCTGATCGAGTCCAGGCGGCCCTCTACCGCTCCCATGTGGCTGCAGATAAAGCGCCATCCACCCCCGCCACTGAAGAAGCCTGAGCCATGTACGCCAACCCCTCCCACCTGCGCAAGAAGCGCGTGAACCTTTCCCTGAACGACGCCGAGGCGCGTCTGGCCGAGGCAATGGCGGAGTTCAACGGCATGCAGACGTCCGCGTTCTTGCGCGAACTTGTGATGGAAGGATTGACGCGTGTGCATGGCTCCAATTCTGGCGCGAATGCTCCTGAATTGCGAGCGACACACCAGTAACGCGGCCGTGACTTTCCCCACCTTTTGCGTTACGCGGAATGACTGCCTGTGCCCAAAACACCCCCACACCAGCAGCTGGTCGATCTGTCGGATCGGGAGGCTGCAGCACTCGAGGCCTATGCCATAGCGCAAGGCCTGACGCCCGACCAGGCTGCGACCCAGCTTGCCCAACAAACCCTGTCCGCGCGCTACCGCATCAAAGCGCAGCCGGCCAGGGTAATTCCTTTCCGGAGACGCAAATGAATGCCTCCTTGCTTGTGCGCGCGCACGACCCCATCACCAGCGTTGCAGCGGCCGAGGCTGCCAGCGCTTTCTCCGGCTTCCACTGCGACCGCATCCTGGCCGCGTTGAAGCAGGGCCCCGGCACTGCCCAAGAGCTCATGGACCGCACCGGCCTGACCGTCGTGCAAATCGACCGGCGCCTGCCTGAACTTTTCCGTAACGGAAAAGCGAGTGTGGTGCAGGTCGATGGCGAAGACCTGATTCAGGACGGCTATCGCGTCTGGGAGGCGGTATGAGCGTCGAAGTCATGACGGCCGTCTTCAAGCGCTACCCCAATGGCGGCGGTGAGATGCTGCTTGCGCTGGCCCTGGCTGACCATGCCCACGAGGACGGCCGCCACATCTTCCCGAGCGTTGAGCACCTGGCGGTGAAGACGCGCCAGTCGGTCCGCAGCGTGCAGTACCAGCTGCGTCGCATGCAGGAGGCAGGCTGGCTGATCTTGGTAAACGCCGGCAATGGCGGTCGCCAGCTGCACTCGGAATACCGGATTTCACCCGCTTGGCTAAACGGTGCAGAAATTGCACCGTTTAAAAAGGGTGCACTTGACGACCAAAAGGGTGCAAACGACGACGCTAAAGGGTGCAATCCACGACAAGAAACGGTGCAACCCGTTGCACCCGTAAATAACCGTCATAGAACCATCAAGGAAACGTCAAGAACCGTTATTGGTGCTGACGCACCGAAAGCCACATCGACACGGGCCACGGTTCTGCCCATCGACTTCGTGCCCGATGACACCGCCAAGCGCATGGCGCAAGACTTCGGCATCAGCCTCGATGACGAGCTGGCCGCCTTCTGCGACCACCACGCGGCCAAGGGCACCACGTTCAAGGACTGGCAAGCCGGCTTCCGCACCTGGCTGCGCAACGCCAGCAAGTTCCGCCAGGAGCGCCAGCCCGCCGGGCAGCGCGGCGTGGCCATGCCCAAGTCTTTTGCCCAGCAGGACCTCGAGGCCAAGCAGCGCCGCTGGGAGGAAATGACCGGCCGCCAGCACCCTGACCTGCAGCGCGCCCACGGCGGCAGCGTCATCGACATCACCCCCAACCAAGCCCGAATTGGAGCCTCGCGATGAGCTTGCCTTCGAAAGTGATTGACCGCCTGTTCTCCCGCCTCGCTGTGACCTACGGTGCCGCGTGGGACCGCAACATGGGTAGCGCGCCGCTGATCGACGTGAAGACCTGCTGGGCGCATGAGCTGGCCGGCTTCGACAGCGAGGAGGGGCTGAAATCCGTTGCCTGGGCGCTGGAGAACCTGCCGGAGCGCTGCCCCAACGTGATCGAGTTCCGCGCGCTGTGCCGCCGCTCGCCGCTGCCGGAGCGCAAGCAGCTGGAGGCGCCCAAGGCCGACCCGGTGGTGGTTGCTGCTGCGCTCGATCGCGCCCTGGGCGTGCGCCAGGCCATCGTCTCCAACGCTCACGATCCCAAGGCGTGGGCGAGAGCGCGGGTTGAGCGCGCCAAGGCTGGCGATCCAGTGCGCCCGATTACGCTGAAGTTCGCGAGGCAGGCACTGGGCCTGGCCGCAGCATGAGTGCCATCACCGTCTTCCTCAACGACGACAAGCAGGCCAAGGTGGCGCTGGCGCACGTATACCGCCAAGCCCTGCCACTGCTGACCGCCGGGCAGCGCCTGGTCGCCAAGGTCATGCCGGAGAACCGGCGCGACAACCACAACCGCCACTTCCACAGCCTGATCGGCCAGATCGCGGCGCACATCGGCGGCGACCTGGCCGATCCCGAGGACGCCAAGCGCATCCTGATCTCGGCTTTCAAGATGGACACCCAGCGCGATCCAGACTTGGCCGGCGAGTGGGCGAAGTTCGGCGAGGTGCGCATGGGCCGCGGCCTGCGCGGCGAGGTTGTGGTACTGGGCACCCAGTCGCGCGACTTCACGATCCGGCTGGCCCGGGCCTTTATCGAGTGGCTCTATGCCTTCGGCGCCGAGCAGGGCGTGCAGTTCAAGGCATGGGGGTCTGAGTGCTGACAAGCTCGAAACCGAATCGCTGCAAACACTGCAAGGTGCGCATGCCAGAAGACAAGGCTCACCACGTCCTGCACGACGAGTGCATGGACCCCTGGATCGCTAACTGCCGCAAGAAGCAAGAGCAGAAGAAGACTCGCGAGAAGCGAGCGCAGGCGAAGGCTGAGCGGGCTGAGAAGCGCCGGCGCAAAGAGAAGTCCTTGACCATCTCCCAGCGCCGCGCACGGGCCCAGGTCCCGGTCAATGCTTATGTGCGCCTGCGCGACGCCCATCTGCCTTGCATCTCCTGCGGTCGCTTCCACGAAGGCCAGTGGCATGCCGGCCACTACCGCAGCCGTGGCGCCGCGGTGCACTTGGCCCTGGATCCGCGAAACATCCATCGCCAGTGCGCGCCATGCAACACGCACCTGCACGGCAACGCCATCGGGTTCCGCGCTGGCTTGCTGGAGCGCTATGGACTCGAGTTCGTGGAGGCACTGGAGGCGGACAACACGCCCAGGCACTACACGGCAGACGAGATCGACGCCATTCGCGACACCTACCGGGCCAAGACCAAAGAACTGAAGAGAGGGAACCCATGATCGAAGCACCGACCACCCAAGAACGCTACGCAGCCGCCACACAGTCCAGCCACCTGCGCATTGACGCCCGAGTGGTAGGAGATGCGGATTACCTGATCGCTGCAGGGCTGACAAAAGCAAGGTTCGGGGCTGCGCTCATGCGCCTGCAGTCCGAATGGGATGCGTCACCTCGCCGCATTCCCCGCAAGCCAACCCGCCGCGAGATCGCCTGGGCGGCTCAGAAGTCGCTCGGCCGTGGCGTCACGACAGTCACCAAGCAGACGAGCGAAGCCGCGCGCAAGAAGTTGGAGGCCACCTACCACAGCGAAGTTGCGCTGCTGTCGATGTCGCTGCGCTCCATGAAGGGAGTTTGCCAGCACCTGTCCATCAAGCTTCTGCTGGATGGATCGAGCGACGAATCCGTTACGCAAACGGTGTTGGGCTGGCTTAGCCCGGCCTGCCCGTTCTGCAGCGGGCGCAAGTTCCAGCTGGCCAAGTGGAGCGAGACCGAGCTTTCCGAAGATCTCTGCGGGGGCTGCGGCGGTACTGGCGAACGCCCCGTGGTCAGCGAGGCGGAGGAGGCCATTCGAGCTTACATGAGTGAGTGCATCAGTTATGCAAGGCACGGGATCAAGCAAGGAGCGTGTGCTCCTGGTTGACACACGTTGCATGGCGTGTACAATTGCGACTGCCGGTTCGCAAGGAAACATCCTGTTGACCGGCGCCACCATTGAAACGTTCCGCTGTGCGCCCGTAGCGCCCTTGGATAGCCGGAGATGGTGGAGCTCGCCCTGATGAATCAGGGCCATCACGCAGGCAGATTGAGAACCGAAGTTCCGCGATAGCGAAAGCGACCATAGGAAATTCAGACGTCACGCAGTCTGCCGCCGTGATGGTGAATGCGGAGCCTGATCCGCTATGCTGGTTCGACGCGACGCCGCAAAGCGCTCCAGATAAATCTATCGCGTCATGCGCCAAGTTCAGAGGGTGCCGCCACAAGGGGTGCAAGTCCCACAAGCCTGCTGGGGGAAGGGTTCCCGGCGCCATATTCAAAGCCCGCAAGGTTTACGCCCTGCGGGCTTTTTCGTTTGTCTCCGCGCTGGCTCCGGCCAACGCTTGCCCGCCCTGGCTCTGCCTCGGTGGGTTTTTTATACTGCCGCCATGCCGCACAACATCCCGCCCGAAACGCTGAA